TTACTGGTGGCCGCGTGGATGCCTCTGGATATACTGGCTACAGCGCCAGCACATTTGGTTCTGGCTTGTACGGCCTACCCGCCGAAGACACTGGCAACCTCTTACGGGCTACCACATGGAGCTTGGAAAACTGGGGCGAGTATTTACTAGGCTGCACATCTGACGACGGCAAGATTTACGAGTGGCAACTAAACGCCGCAACGCCCGCCACAGTTCTATCAAACGCGCCGACAAGTTGCTCAGGCATGATGGTGACGGAAGAGCGTTTTGTGTTTGCATTTGGCGCAGGCGGCGACCCACGCAAAGTCGCGTGGTCTGATCGCGAAGATAACAACACTTGGACACCAGCCGCAACAAACGAAGCTGGTGACATTCAAATTCAGACAAACGGCGTAATCCTCAAGGGCTTACGCACGCGCGGGCAATCTTTAATTCTAACAGACCAAGACGCCCACACGGCTACATATCAAGGCCCGCCTTACGTTTATGGCTTTGAGCGTGTTGGTACATCTTGCGGATTAATCGCGGCCAACGCGGCGGCGTCTGTTGACGCTGGCGTTGTGTGGATGGGTCAGCGCTCATTCTTCGTGTATTCTGGCGGAGCCGTGCAAAATTTACCTTGCGATGTTTCGGACTACGTTTTCAGCGACATGAATAATGACCAACGGTCAAAAGTCCACGCGGTTGTAAACAGCCGCTTTAATGAAATATGGTGGTTTTATCCTAGCGAGAGCAGCACGGAATGCGATAGCTATGTCTCCTTTGACTACGCAGAAAACATCTGGACTACTGGCACAATTGACCGCACGGCGGGCGTTGACCGTGGCGTGTTCCGCCAGCCGTTCTGGATTGCCGCTGACGGTATTTTGTACGAGCAGGAAATCGGGTTTAACTATGGAACCCAAACTCCATATGCAGAAACTGGCCCAATAGCTATTGGCGTCGGAGAGCAAGTTATGTCCGTACGCGGGATGATACCCGACGAAAGGACTTTGGGCGACGTTAATGCCACGTTTAAGACGCGGTTTTATCCTACAGATACTGAGCGCAGTTATGGCCCTTACAACATGGCTAATCCAACTAGCCTACGGTTTACGGGTCGGCAAATTAGAATGCGCGTAACTGGCGATGCGGCGTCTGATTGGCGCGTAGGTATCATGCGACTTGACGCAGTAGCGGGTGGTCGTAGATGAGCCGCAATCTTCCACCAATTACGGCAAATATAAGCCAGTGGGCTGAAAACATGCGGCGCTATCTTGGGCTGGCTCTCGACCAGCTTGGCTTTAAAGATACGTCAGCGTCTGCTGGTCAGGACGGCGTTTTGCTGTGGGATGCGGTTGCAGGTTATCCGGTCGTGTCTAAAAATGGCGGGTGGCATCAGATTGTTTTGGAGGACGGCCACGCCAACTTCATTAAGACTGCCGGCGTTACCGCAGCCTTAGCCAATACTGCATACAAATTAACTTATGACGCGCCAGTGGGCAACTCTGGAATCACGCAAGGAACACCAGCATCTCGAATTGTATTTGAGGAGGCTGGTGAATACGTCTTGGCGTTTTCGGCTCAGATGTCGTCAACGTCAACGGCCACAGTTCATTTTTATTTTTGGCCAAGCATAAATGGAACGGACGTTCCAGACAGCGCTTTGGCGACGGCGCTACACCGAAACAATGCAACCGTTCTTACGTCACGCACCCAAATCTTTACAGTGGCCGCTGGCGACTATATTGAAGTCAATTATATGTTTGACAGCACCACCGGGTTTTTAAATTACACAGCCGCATCGTCGCCAGTTCCGGCAATCCCAGCGTCAACTTTGTCGATTACGAGGCTACATGGATAACGAACTGGAAAGATGCAAGCCTTGGATTGAGGCAGCTTTAAGCTACAGCGGCGGCACTCACTACTTCATTGACGTGGCCGAAGGTATATACAAAGGCACCATGCAGTTGTGGCCAACGCCAAAAGGGTGCATAGTAACTGAAATTGTGGTATATCCACGGAAGAAGTTGTTAAACATATTCCTTGGCGGCGGCGAACTGGAACAGATTTTAGATATGCACAACGATGTGATAGAGTGGGCTAAAGCGCAGGGATGCGCAGCGCTAACTATGACAGGTCGTTTTGGCTGGAAAAAACCATTAGCGAAGCACGGCTGGAAGCCTATGCATTCGTCTTATGTTAAGGAGTTTGAATAATGGCTAAGGGTGGATCAACGTCCTCATCAGTTACAGTACCAGAATATATTGAGGACGCTGCAAAGCGAAATCTAAATAGAGCCGACGTAATATCTGGGCTTGGGTATGTGCCTAATTACGGTCCAGACGTTGCGGCGTTTACTCCAATGCAGCAAGCTGCGTTTCAAAATACGGCTGACACTGCAAGCGCGTTTGGAACTGCGGGCGGTAATATGTCCCAGCAAGATATTATGGGCGGCATGCCCGAAGCGACAACTTACGCTGGCGGTGTTCGAGGTTATTCCTCTGCGCCAATATTCGAGCAATCATTGCAGGCATTAGGCGAAAACCGTCCCGGCCAAAAAGCCGCTATTGATAATATGTTTATTGATCCGTTTAGCGGCGTTGCTGGGTCTAACATTCAGTCCCCGATTGATTATACACCTGTCAGTGGCGACTTAGGTGGCGGTGGCGGCGGTGGCGGCGGTGGCGGTGGCGGTGGCGATCCTTTCTTCCCTCCGGTTTCTCCTCCGTATGTTCCTCCGTATGTTCCTCCGGTTGGTCCTCCGGTTGCTCCCCCGTTTGTTCCCGGCCCAGTTAACGGAGGTCTACCCACTACGTTAAATGACGGTAACAATTATACATCAACTGACTTTGAAGGCACTGATGTCCCATACACAATAGTCGCCCCCACAGATGTAAGGCCACCCGGCTATGTCGATAATACACCTGCGACATTCCCAGAGCTGCGCCAGTATTATGATTCAAGCCCAATGACAGACGGCGGTCCTGCTGTAATGGTTAGTAGTGATGGCACAGAAACAAACCTTGGCTTCGATCTTGGACCCTCAGTTGCAGGAGGTCGAGGAACAATTGTACCGGGCCAAACTACAACACAAATAGGAATACCGGGTAATTTTTCTCCAGACCCATCAAATGTCGGTGATTTACTTATTTCTGTGCATGGGTTTACACCGGAAGAAGCAATAGCTGCAGGCTATGAGCCTTCATTTGTAAGTAATCCGGGGACTGTCAACCCCCCAAGCGAAGCAGGTATAGCTTCGGGCAGCAATAGCGGCCTACTCTCAGGCGGCGGAGCAGACAACCAAGGCGACTTTGGTATTGTTGGAGACGTATTAGGTGGTATTGGAGATGCCTTAGGGATTACCGATTACGCTGGCAGTAGTGCGCCTGCGGTCCCGGGTCCGCTAACGCCTGCCCAGATTGCAAACACTGCAGGGAGTTTGGACCCTTTTGGGGGTGCTGGGCCAGTAATAGGCAACCCAATTAGCATGGCTGACTTAGCAGCTACCGGGTCTAACAATAGTCTTGGGGTTAACACTAGCGATAAAGCTATCACAGGTGCAATCAGCGATGATAAAAACTGGCAAGAAGTGGTAAACCCCGGTACAAATGCTGTTACCCGCACATGGGTTGGGGGCAACAATAATGACAATAACGACACGCCCAGTAGTGACAGCGATTGCGTAGTCGCTACACACGCAGTTAGCTCAGGCGCATTCTCACCAACAACCAAGCGTGAAGCTGTTGTGTGGTGTATGAATGTTCTGCACGGCAAGTGGTGGGGCGAAGCAATCCGCAGGGGTTATCGTCATCTTGGCCGCAGCAAGATTGAGCAAGGCAAAGCTGCTGAGCATTATCAAGAGTTTCGCGATTACATTGCATTTGCAAGCGGAAAAAACCGCACAATAAAAGGTGCAATTCACTTTGTGGCCCGTACAAGCCAATTCTTTGTAATTGGTTTAGTTAAGAGGAACGTGTAATATGTCTTTTGGAACAGGAGTGCCGACAGGCGCATTAAAATTTAATCAGCCTTTAACTGGCGATTATACCCGTCGTGATTTTGAAACTGGCACAGGCGGCGAGTATTTACCGCCAACCGGGGCAACTGGCAAGGGTGGCATGGGCGGTGCTGCGCCAATAGTGCAGCCAGCTCAGCCAATCGCGCAACCAGACGCGACTTATCAGCCAGCGGTTATGCCGCCACAAAACCAATTCAATGTAAATCAAGCATCTGCCGATGCTTTGCAAGGCGCGCTTGGCAGCACCCAGCAAGCAATGCAGGGACCGCTAAACGTCAACGCATATGCTAACCCTTACACTGATGCAGTCATAAACCGGACGCAGCAAGACATTGCGCGACAGCAAGAAATGTCGTCAAACCAGCTTGGCTTTCAAGCCGGGGCGGCAAAGGCTTTTGGTGGCTCACGTCACGGCGTAGCTGAAGGCGTCATGGCTGGAGAGTATGGCCGCGCGTCTGGAGATATTGCAGCGCAGCAGCGTCAGCAAAATTACAATCAAGCACTGCAAGCGTCAATGCAAGACCGTCAAGCACGGCTTGGTGCCGCCAGCCAA